AATGCAATCCAGCGAGCAATCACATCATCTGCTTCAGCCTCTGGGTGACGTATCACGCTACAGTTTGTGTTGTCACTCAAGTATTTAGTCAGGCTATCAAACGTCTCCCAGAACAACTGATCTTCTTCTTTTTCAGTTTCTGTCAGGGCCGCACGGGCCACAGCACGATTCTTCTTGTAGGGCTCGTAGTAGTCCTTGCGCCATGATCGTCCTTCCAGTGCGAATACCACATGATCTGCAGAAAATTTGCGATGCACCTTGTTGATACTGCTCATCACAATGTGCAGAGCATAGCCTACCTTTTCCCAGGGATCTGCGGCTCGGAAAGCCGAATGACGAGCACGAAAAAATGTGTTAGCAGTATCAATCAGCAAGTATCGCATGTTTAAACCAAGTTGTTGTGTTTGATGTAGTTTAACACATGTTCGGCCCAAAAGCAATGGGCCGCTTCACCGAAATGCCAGGAATCTGGGCGTACCGTAGCAAAACCACCGTTTCTTAACACACTATTGTAGGTATTGGCTGGATCATAAGGTGCCATATAGTTCACACCCCAGTCGTGAGGATTTGCCACACCTGAGAAATCTGAATTGCCGTTAAAGAACACATGCCGAACACCGTTGAGTTTGAGTTCGCGATGGAACTGCCAGATTTCGCTGTGTGCGTGTTGTCTTGCTTCGGCCCAATTGACCCCGATTACAAAATTTCTGTATCTTTCGGCAGCCTCTGATGGCACTTGATCAATACCACTAGCGTTGACTTGATAGTAGGTGCCATTGTACAACCACTCTTGTCGTTCCCAAGTTGACCATTGTATGATTACTAGAGTGTCTTTGACGCTGTCTTGTTGTTGTAGCCAGGCACGTGTAGTACGCATGATTCGAGCATTGCTGGAGGCACTTTCTGCATCACAATGTAGTATGGCTCGGAGATGGTTGGCCAGTTCGCAACCCCAACTCACACGTTCATTGTCTGGATGTGGGCGTCGCCCTAGTCCATAGTACAAACCATCATCTTCTGCAAATGCATAAGAGTTCACTGCTTCGGCAGCGGCAGTGTGACTGTCTCCGTTAACGTATAAGATCATAAACCTTACTGTATAAAAAGTTGGCAAACTTTTCATGTCCATCACTGTATAAATGATATGTTGGCGTGGTTTGCATTTTATTTTCTTTGGCCCAAGTACCTATACTAAAATTATGTATATCAAACACACAAGGATCTTGTTGTATGTGTTGATACATTGTTAAATTTTTGAGGCTGTTCCAATCTAAGTTTCTAAAATCTTTATTGTCGGCTGCCGAAAATAAAAAATATGGAAGATTTAAAAATTTCAATGTCTGAGTCAACATGAATAATTTTGTATAAAAATTTATCATTTGTTTGTTGATATTTTGATCAATTATTAGATGCATGGTAGATTCATCTAAATCTTTATCTTGCAACCATTGAGAAGTAATAAATTTTGAACCTGGATAATCATTGATTCTATCAACATACTTTGATACATCCTCTATCCAGGTTTCTTCACGTGTGACAAAACTAAATCCGATAATTATTAATGGTTGTTGATCTTTTGAAAGTTTGGCACAATATTCTAATGTGGTTCTAAATATTCTATCATTTGAACTGCCACCTTTGGCAAAGTTAATTACAGGAACATCAATCAACTCACCAAGATATTTACTGTAAGTATCGGGTCCTTGAGTTTCAGCAGAATAACTGTCACCATTTACAAAAATCTCTGTAATCAAGAGACCTCTGTGCGTCCGCCACCGATATCTGTAGCGCGAACATAAATGCCTGACTTTTTCATGGCTTCTTCTTGCTCCCACGTTTCCATCACAACATGGCGGCAGACATTTTGGAACCAGCGATCCACAATCTCTGCGTCCGTGTCTTCTTTTTTGAGTTGATAACCTGCACGAATGAGATTGAATATAAACTTGTCATTCCAGTCTAGTTCAAACGCACCTTGATGCAGATTTTCAGGATAATGTCCATGTGCAAAATTGCCACCCAAGGCTCGCCACGGTCAGTGGCCAGTTGCTTTTCGGTCTTGACCGGCTCCTTGGGTTTGGGTTCAGCCCGGACTCGGGGCTCAGGAGGAGGAGGCTTCTTTTTGAATATATCAAGTATTCCCATCAGGTACCCCATTCGTTTTTAAAGAGTGGCACTTGGAGTCGGTCTGAGTATCTCCAGCCTTTTCGCATGGCCATTTCTGCCACTGATCGATTATTAAGATTGTACACCCGCTCAACCCCACCCACAGGCATGACATACACAGGACCCGTAAAGCCTGCTGTGCGATATTCCAAAACTGCACGTTCTGCATCTGCTAAATCCTCCTCTGTTGCGATTACCAGTTTCAAATATGTATAGCCATATTCTTCATATTCACACACCACATCAGGACAGATAGCATCTGACCATGACTCGCCTGAGCCGGGTAACTTAGCACTCACACTGAATGTGATTTCTCTGTGGAAGTCTTGACCATGATGATAGGTCCACGTGTGCAAGTGTTGTTTGAATTGATCATCTAACTTTTGTGTGCCATTGGTCTCAAATGTAATTTCTTTCAATCTTGACATGCTGGCATGATTCAACAGATCAGGATAAGCACGTTGCCATCCCAACAAGGGCTCACCACCTGTGATCACAAGATGCTCATCTTCCCAACGACGATGTGGCAGGATTTGCATAATACGATCCACAATAGCATTGGTTTCCAACATGGGACTCAAGTCTTTGAATCTTGGATCCCATGACGCATAACTGTCACATCCTGTGGATACCAGGGGCAGTTCGTTGTATGTTTTATAGTAGTGTACTCGGCTAGCAATGTCATTTACTTCGGTGCTGAGTTCGCCTCGGGGCATGCCAAACCCAGCACACTTGAAGTTGCATCCAAACACACGCAAGAACACACTAGGTACACCCATGTACCTGCCCTCGCCTTGTACACTATAAAATAATTCTGCTACTTTTAGTTTACTCATATTTTCTTTGCTTTGACTAATAAATGCCAACCTAGATATTCTTTCACTGCTTCACGCATTTCTTCTGGCATGGCCTCAAACCAAGGCTCTAGTTCATAGACGCCTTCTCGGTACTTGGGTACATTATACATGAAACAATGCGATTGTCTAATCCTTAGCACCTCAAATTTGCCATTTAGCAAATCGTAAATTTCATCATTTGAATAAGCCTGTGCGTATGGGCATCCGGCTTGTGCTTCGAACTGATCCAGTCCTTTTCGGATCATGGCATACTTCCAGGAATTCTTTGCGTATACCAACATGCGGAACTCACCATCTGGATCTAATGCGTTGTGAATGTTATCAAGACAAGTGGTCATGTCTGGGTAATGATGTAGCACACCACAAGAGTACACTAGATCAAACCGGCCTAAAGCAGACATGCTGGCAGTGTCTGCGGCATCCATCACATGAAACTCACCATCAAGACCAAACAAGTCGAATCGCTGTCGACTCATGGCCACAGATTCTGCCGAAAGATCAATGCCCACATATTCAGCACCGTGACGCACAAATTCCACAGCATCCGACCCAATGCCTGAACCCACTTCTAACACACGTTTGCCACGCCACAAATGAAAACTGGCTAGGTCACGCAGGTGTGGTTCCACAAAGTATCTACGCTCGCTTATTTCATTCCAGTATTGTTCTGTGCCAGGTTCACTCAGGCTGTGTTTGACATTACAGGGTTGAGTGTTCCAGTAGTTCTTTATACGGTCGATCAGTTGATTATTATTCACGTTAGGATTTCCATTGTTTTAAGCGTTTGTGGGGATCTGCGAGATTCATTTTACACCAGATGTCATAATCGTTGCCAGCATCGTCGGTGCCCTGTATGCCCCAGCGGAAATGGGTCATGTCATGCCCTATTACTGCCAGGTGTTGTGCCAGTTTCATGCACTCGTCAATTCTGGTTCTACGCCAGGATTCATGATTGAAGTCACGTGGGTTTTTGGGATTGCCTTCCAGCATGGGTCGATTTTTGTACACATCATCACCATTCAGGCCTGTAAGGTCATAGCGTTCATGGTGAATCAAGACAGGGATAGTAATGACCATGTCCAGCATCCAGGCCACTTGACTTACCCAGGCATCATTGATTTGATGTGGTGAGAGATGGCCGGTAATTTCCACCCACTTGCGTGGCACAATGGGAAAGATTGCATAAGGGTGCTCATGATTGGTTTCTGCTCGTAACAAAGCAAACTTATCGTCGTGATCCATGATCACCTGATCCCAATCCTGGGTGGTCATCACAGCATCATCATTGCCAAAGAATATCCAGGCACCATGGCTGTGTCGGGCCAGTTCATTTAGATATTCGTTGAGCCTGATGTAGCCCAGTCGCTTGAATTGCATGGCACTATAGCGCACATTCTTGCCATCCAAGTAAGGTGCAATGTTTTCCACAAAATAGTCAATTGTGTCTACATCGTCATCATCAAAGGCAATCAAGATTTCCAGTCGTTCAGGATTTTTGGCCAGTTCCACAAGGCTAGCAAAAGACTTTTGCATGGGCTCGGGTCTACCGCGAACCGGCATCAAAATGCTGATATCTATAGAGAGATCACGTTCGGGCAAGTGCGATGTCTTGGACTCGATCTCGGGTGATAATTGTTTTTCCAAAGTTTCTCTTTCTAGCAAAATACATGTTTTCAAGAAAACGGTCCATGCTCATGTCTTGATCTTCTACGGTGTCAAATGTGTATGTGCATGATTGTTTGATCGGTTCGTCATCCAGGATATAACCAAGGAAATCATAATCAAACTGTTGTTTTATAGGCAATGACTTAAGGTCACGATAGTCAATCACATAGTTCCGTTGGAATTGCATGAGTTGATCCAGTGTGTCCTTGTCAATATTGTAATGACTTTTTACGAATCTGTCAACACTATCGAACACATAGGCCACTCGATCTTGCTTTTGCATGTACAAGGTTGTGCGATGTACTAGGTTCCAGCCAAACACTTGAATGTTGCCAATGGGCGGATGATCAATGGATCCTTGACGAGTCCAGTTCTCAAAGTAATTGCGTGTTTCTGCAAATTGCTTACGGAACCAGTCATCCTGTTGAACCCACTGATACAGATCATCATAAAACTTGCTGTATTCAATGCCATGTGCCTTGTCAAGATATCTAGCAATATAAGTGGTTAGGCCATTGATATGGAATGTTTGGATAAAACTGTTCCAGACCAGGGTGTCTAGCATTTGTTCTTGCGGAATATCTTTGGTGCTGATAACCACATCCACACACTCGTTGAGGTCAGCATCACCGTGGCTGCCACTCATGTAGTCATACACAGGAACTGATTCGATCTTCCACATGCGTTTTTGTAGCAGATTCATTTCGGCATTTTCCAACAACTGTGCCTGCAGAATGTTTATGCCTGTGTGATTGCCTGCACGGAAAATTTTCCAGAATGCATCTTTCCAACTGGCCACTGTTTCGCCAGGCAAGCCCAGGATTAACTCTGTATATACCGGAATGTTGTTGCGATCACACAAGGCAAAGATTTCGTCGATCTTGTGTTGGTCTAGATTTCTACGCTTGATGTTTTCCAACACATCATGGTCCATGCTCTGTACACTCACAGTAAGGCCTTGACCAAAGTTGGGACTTTCTCGAATCAACTTCTTCACAATGTCCACAACTTCATTCTTTTGATTCTTGGCCCAGGTCATGGAGAACGATGCTAGTCGGCCCCAACGCTTTTGGACTTCGATCAACTTGTCCACGATCATGTTGTCGCGTTCCACAAACATGCCAAAGTTGGCATCAGTGATTGTGACAAAACCACAGTTGGCCCCGATCCAATCCATCTCATGGAACACCCGAGTGAGTTCAAACTTCTTGACCTTGTTGTAGGTCAGACTGCCCCAGTCACAAAATGTACACTGATAAGGACATCCACGATTGGTCTCCAGGGTGGCGTTCCATATCACATCAGGATTTTCTTCAATGATCTGATCAAAGATTCCGGTAAGGTAAGGGCTGGGTATTTGATCCAAGTCATCTATTCTGGCACAGTCACCGGTATTGACCAAGCCACCGGGCGTGTTTATTAGTAGCCCAGGTATGTGCGTGAAATCAGTATCAAAGTCTTCAAGTATGCGTTTGAAGGTGATCTCACCTTCCATCTTGCTGACCAAGTCCATAAACGGTTCTTTGATAAACAATTCGGGATCTTCAATAGCCGGTTCAGGGCCACCAAAGATGATTTTTACTTCAGGATTGATTTCTTTGATGCGTCGGGCCAGTTTGTAGTTGTATCTGTGATTCCACACGTATGTACTAAATGCCACTACATTGTTTTGAGCCAATCTGGGTGCCAGTTCCTCTATGGGCTCTCTACGCCAGACCAACTGATCTATAGCCCAGGCCTCGCGAATGTGTTCAAAGCCCATGGCGTAACTTAATATAACGCCTGCTGAATAGGGCAAATAGTAAGCATTAAACTCTTTAGGGCCTTGTTGAAAGTTAGGCTGTACAAAACTTATAGTTCTTTTGGTCATTCTTTATTTAATCGATCCACTGTCATACTGATAACTTGTCGATTGGGGTCGTTGGCTCGCATTTTGACCCAAGGGTCACGTGTGCCGTCACAACATTCTGCAAAGAATGTCATGTCTTGCCCCTTTACATCCTGCAACCACTGTGCAAGAGCAGCCGCATCCTGCATTCTTAGTTGCACCACATCTGGATAGTTAAAATCCAACGGGTTGCCTCGATCACCTTCTAGCACTGTTCTGCGTTGATAAGTTTCATCATTGTTTACACCTGTAAGATCTGCACGTTGGTGGTCACAATACACAGGTATGCGTTCAAAGATGTCCAGTGCATAGGCAATACAACTGACCCAGGCATCATTGAGACTGTGTTGGCTGATGTGACCCAGTTTTTCATGCCATTCACGTGGAATGATGGGAAAGATCGAATATGGATGTTCGTTGTGAGTGATCACGCTTAACAATTTGAACTCACCGGTACGGGCACGTATGTAGGTGTCCCAGCCCGAGGTCTTCATTACAGCATCGTCGTTCCAAAAGAACATCCAGGTGCCGTGACTGTGCTCGGCCAGACCATTTAGGTAGCGATGCAGATTGTGATAGCCCATGGGTTCAAATACCACAATCTTGTGAGATATGTTATATTTTTCAATCCAGGGTTGCACATGATGCAGGAAATATTCCAGTCCTACCACATCATCTCGATCCATGCCCAGCACCAGTTCTATGGTAGAAAAGTCTGTGGCCAAATCATGTAGGCTGGCCAAACTACGCATCAGTGCATCTGACCTACCACGTGTGGGTAACAAGATGGATATGTCAACTGTCATGTTAGCCTTCGTAAATGGCCGAGTTGGCACCATGTTCTGCACATTCAACACGCACACAATAACAGCGACCGTGGCTGGATTCTCGTACCAATTTATCAGCAAACTTGAAAGCATGTTCGGCAAACTTCTCTGCACCCACTCCATCAAAGATACGGATCTCTACTAGATCCAAGGTTTCAAGTTCTTGAAATTTGGCCAGATATGGATCGGCTTGATCCAAGGCCAACTTATGGTCAAAGTGATCTTCCAACCAGGCCTTGAGCAGTTTGAGTCCGCCAAAGTCCACAGCCCAGTTTTTGTCATCTAAGGTATCGCAACCAAATGTAAATGTAAAGGCCAGACTGTAGCCGTGAAGCAAATGACAGTGTGAATGGTCGGCATTGGGCTGTCTAAACACAGCACTGAGTCCAATGTTGTGTCCGTAGTGTTTTGTAGAATAATATTTTGCCATTGTAATTCTCCTATGTTAAATTATAGCATAGGCGGCAGAGTTTGTAAAGCGGGAGTGACGCCCAAGACCGCTTGAACAAATATTTATACAGGCTGTTGATAGCCACCAGTTTTATAGTTCTGTTGTGCGGGGATTACACCACGCACACCGCCTATGGGGTTTGCACAGTCCCCGGCTCTGCGAGGAATCAAATGAATGTGTGGATACATGACAGTTTGTCCTGCGGCCGCGCCTTGATTGATACCAATGTTGTAGGCATCACACTCACCAAGAACAACCATGGAGTCGCCCACAGTCTGAGCACTGTAAAATGCATCTGAGATGACCTCGGGGGTGTTGTAGTTGGGCACAAACAACAAATGACCATTGGTAACCGGAAAACGATCGCGGAACACAGTGACATGAAAGTCCGACAGTTCTTCTACTCGTAGATCCCAAGGTGCCGCACCTGCGGCGTGTGCTGATTCTAATGTTTCGTATTTCATATAGTGATCAAGTGATATTGTGAATGTGGATAATGTTCTTGTAACCATTCCAACAGGCCTGGTTCCGCAGGCAGTTGGATAGAACCATCGCGGTTGGATATGCAACTCATTTTTTACTTTTGAGTGTGTGTAGATCTTGCTTCAAACTCTCACTGAGATTTTTGTAATAGTCGAATTCTTGACTGACCTCGTCCTTGACTTCATCACGAGTTCGACGATATCGCTGCCAGTCTCGCTCTTGAGCATAGGTAATACCTGCCAAGAATCCTGCTACTATACACGCAATTTCTAATAACATAGTTTACCTTGGTGCAAATTCTTGTTGCAGTTTGATGTTGTCAAAGAACTCTTTCTTCACGCCCGGATCGGTCTTGAATACTCCATGCAGAACTGTGGTCTGGGTGAGACTACTGTGTGCCATAATACCGCGATTCTCACAACATCCGTGGGTAGCCTGTATATAAACCGCCACATCTCGTGACCCAGTGGCAGTTCCAATCTCTCGAGCAATATCCATGCATAGTTCTTCCTGTAAGGTTCCTCTCCGAGCACACCATTGAGCAATACGTGTGTACTTGGAGAGGCCAATGAGTTTGGCGCCAGCAATAATTCCAATGTAAGCCACACCCGACACAGGTTGGTGATGGTGCGAGCACATGCTCTTGAGTTCTGAACGAACGACCAACATGCCTTCGTATGCACCGTCTGTATCATTTGGGAAAGCCGTAGCGTTTGGTGACTGTTCATATCTACCTGCCATTATTTCATTGAAGTACATCTTGGCCAAGCGTCGGGCTGTGCCCTTAGAGTTGGGATCCGTTTCTCTGTCAATCAATAGCCTGTCTAGTACTGTTTCAAATGCTTCTGTTGCTTCGTTGATCAGTTGTTCTTTTGTTTGTTCATCTACATAGTCACTGATGTTGTCACCTGCCCAAAAGCGTTTGTTATCACGTCGCATCCGGAAGCGAATGGCATCTGCTAGATATGCTTCTTCATAGCCCTTGTCGTCAATGTTGTCAACTGATACTGATTCTGTCAATTTATTCTCCGAGTTATAAGACGTGGATGTCTTTGTTGTATTGTACTGTATTTAGATTGTGATGTCAAGTTATTGTGGAGTATAAGGATCATCGATTTGTAACAATCTACAATCATTATAGTCAAAATATTTAGGTTCTTGATCAACTGTGGGCAAAAGTTTTGTTCCTAGTTCGCACAATTCCAATGTTGGACAATAGTGATAGCCTGCTTGAAATTTTTGTTGTGCGGTCCAGGGTCGGATTCTAAGATCTCTTCCATCACTGCGCATCATGCTCATTTGATCATATGCTGGTTTGTCGTCTAACAGTATAGCACCAACTCGCCCCAGTTGTAAAGGTTTAGTATTGCCAAAACTCAAACATTGCATTTGACCAGGGCGATACATGTCTTGTTTGAGTAGTCTTGCACTGTCCCAAACTGGTGTGCCCAAAAAAGGATATTCCCCAACCCATCTTTGCCAGGCATGGTCAAGGTAAGAATATTTGACACCAAGTCTGTGCATCAACATTGGTATACTTAGATAGGTGTAAGGAGTGAATTTACATTCGTTGACTCCTAGATATCTAAAACACAATTCGATGGCGCTGGTACATCCGTCTGTTACCACCACATAGGGAGCACCAGTGAATGTGGCTAGTGCTTGTTCAAATTCAAAAAGTTTTTCATACATTTTTTATTCCGGTGATCTGCATGGTATATCTTGGTTCAAGTCCTAGGTTTCCTACCATATGCGGTACATCATAGTTCCATACAACATAATCTCCGGCCGACCAACCGACCAATGGATCATTGTCAATTTCAAAGTAGTGTCCAGATTTCCAATCTTCCATGAACACAATGGCTCGCCGGATTGTGCCGGTGTCGGTGATATCAAACACTCGCTTGTATGTTATATAATGATCTCGATGCACTGGCAAAAAGTCTCCAGTGTTCATTTGATACAGTGCGGCACCGGCGTTGGACCAATTAAACAGTTCGAAAAATCTTTCAGCAAATGGATGCTCGCGCACATCACATACTGCACCGTTGAGAGTTCCTGCGGTGTAACCTTGCCTAACCCATTCAGCAACCATGTGTTGGTCTTTGTGCGGCAAGTACTGATAGGTGAAACTTTTGTAGTGATCATCCCACCAAGGATCCACATGACCTAGTGTGTAGTTCATTCTGACAGATGATCTTTCTTGATTTCTCGCACCGGGCAAGACAGTTTTTCGGCCATGGCATTCTTGATGCTAACTCGCTTGTTGTTCCAGTCTCTTATCTTTATGGCACGCCGACCAATTTCTTCAAGTGGAAGTTCGCTTTCTCGACCGGCCTTGAGTTCTTTTTCCAACTCCCAAATTTCGTTGTGTATTTGTTCTAGGGTCGACAAGTCTGTCTGAACTAGAGCAAGATCCAAGTGCTGGGCTTGTGTTTGATAGAAATCAAGTTCAGTCTGATTGTTTCCAATGCGCTGGTGTTTGATTCGTGCTATGGCCAAACGATCCAGCAGTTCAATGATGGGGAATTGTGGATTCATAGATAAAGTTGCTCGATAGTTTTTGGATTGCTCAAGATTGATTGTATGTCATTGTTGGTTGCATTGGGTCTACAAGGTCGGCACAATGACACATTGGTCTTTTGATAGATATCATTGTGCCGTGGACTCAACCATAGATCTCGAAAGTCTCCTTGATCCCAGCGTCCGATACTGAAAGCAGGATTGCCTTTGTTGTCGCAACAAACATAGATATAGCCCTCGGCACAGAATACAGGAAAATGATACATCTGATGGCAGCGTGTGTACTGTCGAGGTTGAGTTTTGTTTTCGTTGATCCAGTAAGGAACGCCAGTGCGTTGACTGGCTTGTGAGATCCAGGATTTTATCTCAGGGGTTATGGGATGAGCCTGATTGTTGTAGATTACTGGACGGAAATACAACATACGACCATGTATGTCTTTCACATAGTCAAACAAGTTGTCAACGGCCTCTTGATTGTCATTGTAGGGATTTATCAAGCATTTGAAATCGACATTTACTCCGGCATTGATGAGTTCCCGAGCATTTTCTCTCACACGATTGAACAAACTTTTAGATGTCAAACTTCTTCGTATTTTTTCATACAGGTCTTCAGTGCCCGCATCAATGTCTATACCAATCCAGGCCAACTTTTGAAGTTTGCTCACAGGCACACTGTCTAGCAAGCGATCCAGTTTTGACCCATTGGTTGTGATGGCAGTAAGGAATCCTAGATCAATGGTGTGTTCTATCACGTGTTCATACCCGGACAGCACAGTAGGTTCGCCGCCTCCGGGATAGGTTATGGTGTGTGTGGTGCCGTAACTGTTGGGTGTGTGTGCCCTCCAAGAGGCCAACCGGTCCAGGAGATCGATGTATTCAGTGTATTTTTTCTGTACCGGTGCTGCCAATCTATGATCAGCACTGTTGCAGTAATAACAATCTTGATTGCAGATGTTGGTTAGATCAATATCTACCTGGGCCGGAAGTATGGCCTTGGTATCTCGATTTTGCATCCAATGTACAAGTTCTGCTGTGTGGTACATCAACTACTTATTGTACCATGCCCACGAATGTCGAATTATATCATCTAGAGTATAGTGTCGCCACTGGCCCACAACGGCAGCAAACTTTTCATCGCTGGCGGTGAGTACCGCAGGATCTCCTGCACGACGAGCACCCGCTATCACATTCAATGGCTGTTGTGTTTCATCCAGTGCGCATTCAATAATGCCATGATTACTTGTGCCCATGTTGCTACCAAGATTGTAAACACCCGGCTCTACTTTTCGATCCAGTGCTAGAATATGGGCACCGGCAATGTCTTCCACATGCACATAGTCACGCACACAAGTACCGTCCACGGTGGGGAAATCATTTCCATTTAACACAAAGTCTTTTTGATCTCTAATGCTTTCTAGCACACGAGCAATAATGTGTGTGGCTTCTGGTGCTTGGCCGTGTCTACCTTGACTGTCAGCCCCACAAGCATTGAAGTAACGAAATGCCACATAGTCCAGACCATATGCTCGATTGTAACTGGCCAGAATCTGTTCTATCATGAGTTTGCTTTGGCCGTAAGGTGAAACTGGTTCACAAGGGTCCACCTCGTGACACGGCGTCATGATAGGTTCGCCATAGGTGGCAGCACTTGAACTAAAGATAAATCTTGTTCCGGGCAGACTGTTTTTGACCATATCCAACAACTTCAGTGTCTTGACCACATTGTTGTTGTAGTATTCGCTAGGGTTATGCATTGAAGGACCCACGAGACTGGTACCAGCACAATGAATGATAGCATCTGGCTGTTTACTAATAATCCAACTCAAGGCTACATCACTAGCAAAGTCTTGCAACAAGAACCTATCACATGCTCCCAACAGATGCCGGGGAGGTTGTTGTCGATCAATACCATATACTGTATGGCCTGCGTCTTTCAACTGCAACATGATTTGACCACCAATGTAGCCTGCTGATCCGGTTACTATGATGTTCATATTAGTACTTGGCTCCTGCTATGTAATCACGATATCTGTTGCCCGAACGATTCCATTTCTCTCCAGAACCTTGAATAATATCTACAATGCGATCAACTGTGCCATCATTCCAGTCACTGATACGACCCATACGGGCGTGTGGTGTGACTAGTAATGGATCCAACTTGTTCATGGCATCCTCCATGCTCCAGGGAATGTACATTCGTTCAGGATCGTTGGCAAAGGTCTCTGGGAAACTGCGATATGCTGGATACAATACATTACATCCAAGAGTATCGGCCTCTGATACAGTGTTTGAAACCCAATCTTGTAAAGCACAATTAAACAGCACACGAGTATCGTTAAGTAAAGCGTAGTAGTCATTTTTGTTTAGATTCTCGTGTATTTCCAACAAGCCAGCGGCTGCCAAGGCTCTAGCACGATACACATAGTCAGGATTGTTTGATCTCAGTGGACCACCCGAGAAGATGGCAAATCTTACACTGGGATCAGTAGCCTGATACTGTTCGGCTAGATCCATAAAGAAGCCGGGTTGTTTCTCTTGATCAAATCGAGCGGCAAAGCCCACTCTCAGTTGGCGATCATGGAATGGTCTGATGTTGTTGGCACCGTCAATGCGTTCCAGTACTTCTGCCTTGCCAAATGCTAGGCCACTAATATTGTATATAGGAGCAGTCCATCCAGCAATGCGCATATGAGCAACCATCTCTTCGTTTGTGGCGAGAACTCCTGTCGCAAACTCATTGACCATTTGTTCGTAGAGTCCCATCCATTTTGCCATACCCCATACATGTACGAAATCATCAGGATCAATGGACTGAGCAAGACAGCGCACAAATACCTCGGGACGTTGATTAGCAGGAACTTGATCAAGAATATAGGGCAGGCTCTCGATTCCAGGTTGAAACATGTCTTCAAAGTAGATAACATCTTCACGGGTAACTTCTCCATTCTTCATGAGTTGAACCAGGTTCATCATCTGGCTCATGCCAAAGTAACTGCGACCGTGTGCGTCCAACACCTGACCAACTGATATGGCCTGTGTGTTGTCAATAGTAGTGCCAGGAACATACACAACGTCAAGACCTCTGCGGTCAAACACTCGCCGGTTCCACTCTGTTAGTTGTAGTGTATAACGGCCTTGATAACTTTCAAGACCCATGTAGTATAGTTTTCTCATTGTTTTCCTATGTTTACTTAAAATTTGGACCATTGACCCAGCCTACCAAACTGCGTCGTGTGCCTTGCGTTACTGGAGTAACATCATGAACCATCCAACTGGGAAAAAAGATTACTTTACCTTTTTCTCTTGGTGCCACTTCGGGTTGATTTTTTATGTAGTGAAATCTTAAATCTCCTCCTGTGTAGTCAGCATCGTCGGACAGTTGCACACTGAAACTCAATTTTCTATTGGGAAACTGTCGCCCTAGATCCATGTGTTTTTGATAGTTGCCATGATTGCCTGCGTTATATACTGTGTATTGTAACGCAGGCAAGTGGGTCAAGTCAAATCTAAAATACTCATTATTGACTCGATTGACGACATCTGACAGCGTGGCATACACCCAATCAAAATCTGATTCTATATCATCAGACTCTAACCAGGCAATGTCGCACACACGATAATCCGAAACGGTTCCACTGCCCACAGTGCTGGATACTTTTTTAACTTGATCGGCTTGACCAACTATTTCGTCAAGTTCAAGATCAGTAAAGACGTTATCCATAACAAGCCAACTGGTGTTGTCTTTACTAACATTTACCAGTGGCCACTTGGTCATAGATTAGAACCTCGATGCAAAACGACGAGTGTCTTCATCCCACATGTTCTTGGCAGTCTTGCCCTGAGCAAACTTGTTGAACTGTTGAAATGCATAACTGCGGAAGTTATACAAGTCTGCTTCATTGAAGCGATAACCATAGTCCTGCACGAACTCGCGATAGCGATCCAGATCCTCCCACACCTGCTGAGTACGAGGATTGTGCTTGATTTGTGGCTTGGCCATTTTGTTTTTCCTTAGATTTTGATTGAAAGATTCGGGCGAGCGATTTCATACTTGATCAAGGCACCGTTCTCACCGTCTTCGGCAACCTCAATCCACACAGCACGGTCAGGATAACGACCAGCAATTTCTGCGTACAAGTCATCGGCCATCATTTCACAACTCTTGTAGTCCAGTTGTAAGATGCCCACCTTGTACAAGTTTTCTAGCCAGCGTTTGAACTGGATAAACTCAATGTCACGATCGTTGTGTAGTACATCAATCCAGACTCTAAAGTGGAATATGTGTCTGTGTGGGGTACCCAAGAAACTTACATCATACTCATCACCTGTGGCCAGACTAGGATCGGTGGCTGCCGCAGGATAGCAATGTATGCCTTCTTTGCGGAATGTGACCCAGATCTTGCGTTCTGCGTGACTCATGATTCTAGCCCGCTGTTCTGTTAGTGCTTGGTCTCGTTGGTTCATGCTTTTAGTGCTTCCAAGGTTATGATTTTGCCAATCTCTGCGCCAACGTCTTGTTCCCCAGATATCACATGCAGTTCATATATTGAATCACCCGAGCGGCGGTCTTGTCGACGAGTCTCAACCACTGTGCCACCATTGGCACGATACACTTCAAATCTAATGCCAGTGGCACTGATTCGACTGGTTTCCTCTGGCATGGGAATATCTTCGCGATCATGGCGATCGCTCATGCTCCATGTGACCAAGCCTTTGATCATTCTTTTAAACATATTGGGTCCTTTGGTTGGATACTTTCTTGTTGATGCAACTTGTGGTGTTCCGTAGATCTTGTTAAGTCTATGTTGTTTGGGCTGAAGTGCGGCGCCCAGGATCGGGGGGTACGTTGACATTAGACTACTGTGTCCTCACGATAGTCATCCCATGATGTGAATGTGTCACGGCTCATTAGACTCTGTAAACTGTGACACCAAACGCCGGGGTTAGTAGCATCAAAGTCTTTGTCATCTATTTTTAACATTGTATTATAATTCCACAACTTTGTATATGGTAGACTTACCCGAATCTGTGGGATGAAGTTTCTGTAGTCACAAAGTGGACCATCATGGAACTCATCCACGTGAGTGATGGGAATGTCCAGACTACACAAGTGCCCATCCTGCAGGAACGGTTCAATCATGCTTTCCCAACGTTGCCATTCCAGTCTGTTGGCAGGATGGAAACTGTGATTGGCACCAAAGAATATGTGCCGGATGTGTTTGGATGTGTCCGTATACGAATTGTTTTCGGCTAGCAGTTTGACAATTTCAACTACAGGTTGCCAACCCACAACAAATAGTGTACGTCGACCAAATGCAGGAGTGCGTTCAACTTCTGTTCCTACAAAAAAGTTGACATTGTCGTGTCCTTCTCGATTCATTTCTTTTGATCCTGTTCCAGTTGATCCAATGCTGATGTGTCTAATAGTACACTATCATCCGAGGTTTCCGCAACCTCAACTTCTTCGAAAAACATACTGAACTGTGGTCTGGCACTGACGGTCTTGTCGCCTTTAAATCCTCTAGTGCCCACAATGTCCATCCAATATCTCGAATAGTGTTGGATAATGGCTTCGCTTTCCTCTCGGACAGGTGTGGCAAATATGGCATCCACAATGTCACGGAAGTGAGCATGATCTCCGGTACGACCTTTGGTACCTTGATTCCACATCATGGCTGGCCATGAACCCGAATCGTATGTGCGATTGGCACGTTGTACTGCTTCCAGGTGTGTCCAAACATTATGACCCATAAGCAAAGCATACGAGAACGAGTCCCATGATGTTTTGCCTTCCTTGCCGATCTTGTTGAGATCACCGGGTTTGTAGATACAGATGTCTTTCATTTGTAGTTGGCGGCTGATTGGCGACTCATCAAAGTGATCAATTAGGCCATCTGCTACCACAGCCTGTCCATAGGGTCGGGTGTCTGCGGCATACTTCTTGTCATCCACAATGGGACTCATACGATAGCACCACTTGTCGTTGTGTGGCAAGTCAATGTGATGGTATACCTGTCCGTTGGCAGTGGCGAGGAATGGGCTGGCACAATCAAAGGAGATAGTAAATGCCGGATTAACGTACTTACGCACTGCCCTTTGAATCACGGTGAGTAGCACAGCCCATTCCAACTTTGATGTGCCCAAAAAGTGCATCCAATCGTGCAGGCCTTCTTGTAGTAGACCGTCATGACGTAGTGCTACCAATCGACGTAGCACCAAATGCACATCACACATGTTTTGTCCACCCATGCCCCAACCATCAAAGTGACGACCAGGATACTTGACCGGATCACAATACTCTTTCATGAGTTCATACCAGGCATCTGCGTTGGGGTGATTGTCACCTTGTAGCACATTCAAGAACCGGGCACCACCGTTATCTTTTCCTTTGCGGTGTCTGATAAAGTATTCGTTGTTGTATTTGGTGGCTGCTACTGCTTGATCCAAGGTCTTGATCTGACAAGCATCCGACGCTTTTTTGTCATGAATTACCCAGGTGGGAATATCAAGACCCATGCCATATGTGCTGATTGAATCCAACCAAGTGAGCACTGCTTCACGTTTCTTTTGTGCCTTGGCACACCCGCTATTGGCCTTCCAGTCACCCTCCCACAAGCCCTTGGCAATCTGGAATCCGCCAGAGTCGCCCAGCATGATGGTGTTGGGATCTCTGTTGCGAACCATGTCTTCGGACCAGTCCTGCTTGGTCAAATCCAAGTTGGCATGACCACCTGAATACAATGACCATTTGTAAGGAAACATCCCCTTTTGATCATTGAGCCAGTTCATCATTTCCATGTCCTGGATGCCAGCAGGCATACGTGCAGGATCCACATAAGGACCATTCACAGGATCACGTTGCTTGCCCACAAAAGTAGCGTAAAAGCCACTAATGGCTGGCAAGAACACAGCATAGTCCAGTTGTTTGGCAGTTAGGTTGTCTTGTTCGGTCATTGGTTGAATACTTGTTTGATTAGTTCATAGTCACGAGCATAGGCCTTGCGTACTCTTTGCTCTAGTTCAGGTCTAGTATTTAGACGGTGTCGAATAAATGTTTGAATTTTGTATGTGTCAGGATTGGTATCTGCACGATTTCTATCTAGATTGGATATAGGAGAGAACCCAAGATACTTGCCAATACGTTGATCAAAATCTTGATCTATGTAAAAGAATTTTCTAGGCACCGAGGGCATTAGATTTTCAAAAAATTCTATCTGGGGCCAAACATGATCATCTAATCTAGATAAATTATCAAACAACAATCGCTCTGCCACCGAATTGTAATTGTCCACAAATTCGTCCGCAGACATTTGTTGATCATCGGGACCTGGGCCAGTTTCCCAACTGTAAGCGCCAGTTACATTCAGCACATAACTGGTCAGATATTGTCCCACTCCGGATACCCATCGTTGAACAGGGTCTCTAATACACACAATCATTTCTTTGATGGTGTTGTGCTGATCAACCACCGAACTGGTCCAACCATGGCGATTGGCCCAGTCCAACACATAACTACTGGCATTTTTAGGTATGTTCAACAGGAAGTGATCATGATCCGGACTGAGTATGCCTGAACCATAACCATATCCTCTTGCGGCCAGTTGTGCTATCACTTGCTTTGTGCTGGAAGAATGTAGTTGTACACAGCCAAGCCAGAATCCACTGTGATCTGCATGGCACCATCATCACTGATACGCATGGTCTTGTCCCCAACCAAACCCATGATACTCAACACCTGTGCCACTGGCCATGCCCAAGCACGTTTGAGTTGTCCTGTCACACCAGACTGAAACACAAAGTTGCCTGCGTGTGTTGAGTGGTCACCAAAGAAAAACTTCAAGTCGCCATTTTCGGTCCGGGCAGTGAATGTGGTTTCTTCGGCATTGGCCTGTGCCTGCATGCGCAATCGCTGAATGGCTGCCACAGTGGGTTCTAGTTCAATGTGCCATGTGGGTGCCTTGAACTTGAGTGTTTTGAGTTTCTCATTCACAATCTCAGCGGCCATGAATCTGTAGTTGTTCTTGAAGTCACCATCGGCGTTTTCAAAGTTCAAGCCATCAGGTGCACCTGTGGATTTTTTGGTCAATGCAATCTTGGCATTCTCTCGATACTCTTGCAAGTTCAACAAGATCTTGAGTTTGGCCAAGTTGGGCATGCCAAATGTGCCTGCAAAGTCTGCCACTGGCGTGTGGAACCGGGCTTCTACTACCACACTCTTGTCTTCGGCCAGGCCGTTGATGGCGGTGCTGGCATCATCGCCGGTGATCTTGATCAAGTCAATACAGCCAAGATCGTGTGTGTGTTGTACTAGATCTAATAAATGGTCTCTCATGGGTTGGTCCTTTGGTTAATGTTGTTTATTGTACACAGACTTGATCCGTGTGTCAATGGCTTTGGTGAGATAGTAATCATGATCTTTGCAATATGGCAGCCAAGGTCTGAGCACCTCTTATGCTAGAGTAGGTACCGGGGCGGCGCAGTTCCATCCAACTGGTGTTGGCATCATCATCTAGATCAAACACTTTTTGGTATCCCAGTTCTGATGTGTACTCACGAACCAAACGTCCAGGAGTATAACTGCCAAAGCAGTGTTCGACTTTGCCCACTCGATTAGCGATGTCACAGTTGTTGTAGGTAAAAGCCACGACACCCCCAGGGCGGAGTAAATCAAAACATTGCTTGAGATACTGCTGGAATATAGGCCAAGGTTGATGATCAAAAAAATTAAATGCATAAATCAACCCAAATTGATCAGCAGGCAAGTTTTGAAACGCAGGTTGTTTTTTGTGATCTTCAATGACATATTGACGCAGTCTGCGCTGGTACTCAGGAGTAAACCACGATTCGGTAAGATTCAACAAAAGACGGTCTGTATCTACAAAATACATAGGATCACATGCCACAAGATCTTGCACATGTAGAGCATGAGCAGGACGAATGACCATACACGGATGTCGCCAATCGGTATACAGTCGCAATCTCTGTTGGATCGTTTTCGCGGTAATCGGATCTACATCCATATGTCGATCTAAGACATGGCTAAGATCAGGAGGTGCAGTACCGATTCTTCTGACTCTAAAACGATTGGTATCTGGAAAAGTAAAACCGTGATCGCCGTGATTTTGATAGTCATGCATTCTTGCGTTGGCTTCTGCTCGATTATAAGCCCGGAACTGCGAGTCAGGAACAGCACAATTTGTTTCTAAGTCATACAATTCCCATACATCAGGTACGTGTCTAGTGGTTTCATTGCCACGAACGGATTTATAAAGGTCCATGCTGATTTTAAAATATTCTGGCTCGTATTGTTCAATTAAATTTTGAACTGATAATTTCAATTGTTCAAATTGTTGTTGGTATTGTTCAACTGCTTGTGTGATCTGTTCATGTGCTTGACACAATTGATCCAGGGCGCCTGGGATTTTTACATCGCTGGCTTGAACTATATGCATCTGACTCAGGAGTTCATTGAGTAATTCTTCGGCCTTGGGCCCACTGCTGAGAGAATCTAGCAAGTTTTTATAACTAACTATGTCACTGAGTTTCATTCAAAGTCAAACAAGTTGGTAAATGTGTTTTCTGTGTTGGTTGCTGATGCCAGATCCCATTCCAACACACCCAGCAGGTTGTCGACCTTTTGATCCACAACTGTGGCTTCCATGAGGCCGTCATCAAATGGCAGTTCAGTAAACCAAGTGGGCAGACGTTGTTCATCTGTGGGATAACCGATACTGGTCCAGCCCAAGGCATTGGACTTGAGTTTACACACAATAGTTTTCATACCATCCACAATCTGCATTGAATAGTTGTCTCCATTCATTCTGCGCATCTGGTTCCAGTTCATTGCGGCTCGCACATGTCCTGGCATGTTGGCTTTGCCCAGTCGAGCCTCTTCAGCCGCATACTTGGTCAAATTGTTCACACGCTTGGGACTGCCTTTCTCCCAACCTGGTCGTTCCATGAACTCATACTTGAACTCACGTATACGTTCCACAATCTCATCCTTGCCAGCACCAGACAGTAGTTTATTTAGGATTTCTAACAGGAACTCTTGAATAACTCGGGGAGTATCTGAACGCTTTAGGTCAAGTCCTGTGGCCTTGGTTTTGCCAATTGAGCCATTAACATCCAATCGCTTGCCTTCAATGTCAATGGCATTCACAGCATAACGCTTCTTGGTAATGAACAGGCCACGGTCCGCTACTGTTTCTCGACCACACTTGATCAGTTCACCCATGTCTCGGGGACAATGGAAAGCCTGTTCCATGAAGCCAGGGAAACTTGAGTTGACCTGCTCAGCAAGGCTGTCATACAGTTGAATACAAGTTTCTTTCGACCATGCCATCCTGCCTTCTTCAACTTCCTTCTTGAGTGCCGGCCATGCAGAGAAATAACACGAGTCTGTGTCGCCGTATATGACCGACTTGCCAACGTGATCATATTCGCCTGTGATGCACTCATTGAGATATGCGTCCATGTGTTTTGCAATACTACGACCAGTGAGCGTTGTGGACTGCCCAATACGCTTGTCAAAGAACCTACAGCCCGGGTTAAGAATAGCCCCGTAGAGACTGTTGAGGTTAATCTTTTTAACCAACTGCCGTTTGTCCCAGAAAGCAATCTCTTTGGCATCCTTTGCGTCCTTCTTGCGAGCCTGTAGTTCCTTGCGTTCACTGTACCAACGTTCCAGCAAGCCGGGGATGATACCTTTCTTTTCGTAAGTAAAGATTGTGCCATTGGCACTGAGTATCCAGGGTTGGTTGGAATCAAACATCATGTGCCATATTTCAGCACCTGAATGCACAGTCTCTTCTCCTGACTGCCAATCAATGGTGATCTCTGTGCCACGTTGTTGTTCCATCACTGCTGTATATTCCAGGGTGGCAAACAAGCCTTCCCAGGCAGCCGCAAAACTCTGTCCCTTGGCCATGTTGCTTTTGATCAAGTGATCAGTCATCACCGGACGCAGTTGTCCTACAATGGTTTCTGGCCCCATGTTGAGCGCACGAATAGCCGAGGGATAGAGACTGTTGATGTCGACTGAACCGATCCATTCGTGGACACCTTTCTTGGGATAAGCAACATAGGCACCTGCCGCCTGTGTGTCTTCGTCTGTGAGTCGTTGTCGGCGGTTGGGCACAACCATTCCACGTTCATGTGCTTCATTGATAATTGCCTGTTCAGTTACAGCCACCGCTCCCATTGTGGTTTGCAGTAGCACAGTATTGGCGTGAGCCAATTCATTGGCCAATTCCAAGAAGCGTAACTTCTTGTCCATCTTGGCGATAAGCATAGTATCTTGACGATTGTATTCGATAAACGTCTTGAAGTGTTGATTGTATAAACTATCCAGTGTGCCTTCAAACTGTGTTTTGCGTTCACCCAGTTCGTATTCCGATATGGCATCTAGACTATAAGAATGGCGTTCTTCATAGGTATACTTGCGATACAGTTGCATATAGTCCATATGCACCCGACCAATCAAGTCATAGGTTTCATTCTCAGCACCAAAGCGTTCAAACATGCGCTTCTTGGGCAGTTGATTCCACAAACAAAAACGTCTTGTGTCATCTTTTGACAGCACTCGTGTGGCTCTGTTGATGGTGTAGGGAATATCATAGCCTTCTGAGTTCCAACCTGTCAGGATGTCTGCGTCTTCAATCAAGTCCAAAAAAGTCTTGATCATTTCAGATTCTTGTTCAAATAGGATTGTGTTTTCAAAGTCAGCCACAAGATCCTGTGCTGTGGCCCAGGTCATGCTTCTTGGAGGTACTGCCAGGGTTACCAGTTGATCTAGCCAATCTAGATAGACTGAAATTGCAGTAATGGGATTAAAAGGGTCTGATACAGGTGAGAAGCCGCGATTTTTATCAAACGCCACCTCAATATCAAAAAACGCTGTGTGAAGTTCAGGTGCGTCTTGGTCCTTGTAGTTTTCTTCAAGGCATCTGAATATGGGATTGATGTCGCTTTCATACAGCGGCCGATGGCTGTGAACGCGGACTTCCTTGCGGAACTCTTTGTTGTTGCGTGTGGAGAATCTTGCGACGGGTGTGCCATAGATACTTTGAAACTTGCCTCGGGGATCATCATAGTAGAAGATATAGTTGGCAGGATACTCTCTATACTCTCGTTCGCCATTGCGGCGTTCTACCACGTGAATGCGATCGTGCTCACGATCAAATAGTGCGTCAATATAACTCATTTGTCTCCATTTGTGGCTGGTTGGCCATGATTCATGCTCGTACCGTGAGCGACTCGTGTGTATATATCAGTTTACAAAATGTCGGATATTATCTTCATCTAGATATGGTACAGTTTTGTTCCAAAGAATAATATCACTGTCATAAAAAAATGCCAAATGATTTGTATTCAGTTGACCATGTAATTTTTGCAGTTCTAAGTATACCTGTTGTTTTTCAATTGAAGGAACTTCATACCATAGGACACTTAGTAGATTTATATCTATTTGGTGACTCTTAAGATACCTTTGAGTAAGATAATTTGTAGAGATTTTTTTACTAATAGGTATCCATTTGATTTTGTCTGCTCTTGAACCTAGACTCCATGTGATAGGATACGAATGTATGTCCATCACAGCATGAGTATAGATTTTTTGCCATTCGGGGTCTTGAAGCATGCGTGATAAATTATTTTTAACTAGAAATTCTGCGGTGCCCTTGAAATGGCGTTCAATTGGATCTCTCAAATGTCCAAATATATGATAATCATCACCCAGTTGATCAAGTTGTTGTAATTGCCAACCTTGTGTCTTGAATGCCATGGTAAATGTGGTGCTGGCATTTTTGGTAATAGGCAAGTAGGCCACCGGTTTATAAGGATATACGTATACGTCCATTTTAACTTAGCAAAATTAGTTTGATTAAACCAGTTGAGTCAATAACACTCAGTATCAAATAGTTGCCCAGAATACCAAAACTGCCTCTTGTGTAAGCACACCAAGCCATGATTAAACATCCTGTGATAAATGCCACATACAGCGGAATGAATGGCAAGTTGGGCACCATGATGGCATAGGTTAGACTACAGCCAAAGGATATTGCCCAGCCCAACATCTCCAGACAAAAACGCAGGGGATAATTTTGAAAGTCTTTGCGCACATAGTCTGCGATAGAACTTTGCCATTCTCTGAATGACTGTGTCATATCTACAGCCCTCCTGCAAACCAAGTCTGTGGTAGGGGACGCACCTGTTGCAGACATTCTAAGGCTGTTTGGTATTCGGGGTGGGCAGGGTTGAATACATCATGAAATAAAAATTCATCTGTACTGTAAGTACCTACATTAATTATTTTGCAATAATCGACCTGGTCAGCATCATAGTTCATGCTCATGTCATAGAAAGATTTCATTTGTTGATAATTTTGTTGCTGTACAACCATACGAGTGTGTAAGGTCATGCCAATTTCTTTTTTCTTTTGTTGGAGCCAGGACAGGTTATCTAGTATGTCATTCCAGTGGCCCCCTCGTCTGAGACGCTGATATGTGTCTGGCTCGGCAGCATCTACTGTGACAGTTATATTTTCTATCTTTGATTCAATACCTATTATTTTGTGCCAAAACTTCTTGCATAGCAATCCATTGGTTTGAATCCATATTTTCAAATTGGGAAAATTTTCCGTTTTGATATTTTGTAAAAAATTCAACAGCATGGGGCTAGCAAACAACTCTCCACTGGTACTTAAATGCAAAGTTATAGTTTCGTTAGTCGGATTTAAAAATAGATTGTCTGTTAAAATTTTGCCCAACCGCTCATTTCTTTCAACTTCTTCTGGTTTAAGTTTATAAATTGATGTTCTACAACTGGGGCAACTCAAGTTGCAAGTTTTATCACCGGCTAAAAAAATTTCTTTGGGCCACTTAAATTGATCAGGATGATCAATTGAATCAAGATCCACTGACCCCAGTTGTGACCTTCCGACCAATTGATCATTGACAATTACTCCACATCTTTTTTCATTGCAATAATCATAAGTGCCGCGAGTGATTGATCGTCTGATATCTACTGCCAGTGGAGAACTTAGCATTGATGTCAAGGAATCCTGTAAAATATTGCCAACTACGGCGCCCATCCACGCAGAACATCCACACATAATCACGTCTCCGTCAGGATCAATGGTGATGGTACTATATGGCTGTAGACAAAACTTGCCTGCAAAATTTTTGGCGGCAAATTTGGTATAATATTTTTGGTTGGCAGATACGATAGGAATAATCAAAGTGTCTTGCCCACAGTTTCCAAGATGGTGTTTAACTCGTCATGATCTCGATTGGTCTCGCCCAGTTTGGCCTTGTGAGCAATCTTGATTGCTTTCTTTAAGGTAGCAGGTTTGATTTCCAATTCTTCTGCAATGGCCTTGATGGTGTCATTTAGGCCTTCGTTCAGTGTGTCAACTTCGTGAAGCACTTGCATGCCTTCGTTGATCAGTTGGGTGAGTTTGGCTTTGGCTTCGCCGTTGAAAGTGCGGTTATAATCGCTCATGTGTTCTCCTTGATCATGTAGTATACATTGATATATTTAGAAAAGCAATGGGTTTGGCTAAGAAAAAAATGGTCACTTTGCGGATCACGGTAGCGAATCGCTTTCCACGCCCAGCACCCGGGCACCCTCGCAACTAGTGCGGTCCTAAGGGTGTTCTTATGATTGGATGATTTGTCGCAATAACTCTCTGCGACTTTCACGCACAGGAGTTTTTGGCTGTTGTTGCTTGGCTTTTTCTTGAGCCCGGGCCTTTTGACCCACACGCCGGACCATGGCTTGATATTCTGGACCATAGTCGGCTTCTTTAGGTGGCACATAGTCGTCCTTGGCCTCCGACACACCTTGCTCTTTTAAACTTTGCAAATGCTGTGCTAATGATCTGTCACCAATACCACTGGCATTATTATGTGTCCACTCACGTTCAACTGCGGTATCTCCGCTCCTACTAGTCACTGGAGAACTAAGAGAAATACGACCATGTTTTGGATGCGTCATTGATGCTCCGTACTCACCTTGGTTGTATGCCCAGCCATATTGTTTTGCTAACTCGGCAGACTCGGTCCGAACACCTTCCGCCATGCCTTTTTTGTCTTTTTTTGCTTTTCTTTCAGCGGCTCTGCGGGCAGTTTCTTGCGGTGTTACTGTTGCACCGTCGGAGTAATACTTGGCACCGGCACCGTCTTTGGCTTTGTCGATAGCACTTCGTGCTTTTAAGCCTGCTATGGCGTTTCTGAACTGTCTGGTTGTTTCTATATCATCATCAGTGTAGCCTTCCGCCACACCTTGCTCGATAACATCAACACCGGTTTTGACCTGTGGGCTCAACATGCGTGTGATCTCACTGGCTTTGTTTTGAATGATTTGCTTGCCGACTTCGACATTCTGTGGAGTAAGTCCACCGGCTATCTTGGCAATTTTATCAACTACAGGAAGCACTGGACTTGGCCGGGAACCAAATATGCCTTCCGCTACACCTTTTTTAGTATCAAACTGTGCCACAGGCTTACCATTGACCATGGCCATGATAGGTGCGCCCAGCATCTTGGCCTGTACAAATTTAACATCAGGATATTGTTGTTGGATACTGGCCATCCAGGATTTACGATCCTGGCCTGTGCTTTCTGCCATCTCTTCCTTGTCTACTGCAGGTGTTGGAGTAGCATTGGGTTTTGGCTTTAATGAGGCCAGCATGTCGGCCTCTGTTCCGAACAATATTGATTCCATTTGTCCAGGAGTTTTACCAAGCGAGGCACACCAGATAACTCTTAGTGGGTATGGAATAGCATTCCAAAATGCCATGTCTTTTTGTCTCTCTTCAGCCGCTGATTCAATTCCTGCTTCGCGCTCTAATTCAAGAGTGACAAGATCATAGATGGCAGCCACTTCTTTTGTCATATTCTGTTCTGCACTATGAAAATCATCAGGTCCGTAATATGATCCGGTAATTTTTCCACCTAGATGCTGAACTTGGTACCCACTCAGTGCAATAGCATGTTTTTTCCTTGCCGCATTATTGTCAATACCATATAAATCAGTGGACACACGCTCAAGGAATTTTTTACCTTGCGGGGTCAACCATAGTGCCGCTTGTGTTGCACTGATTTCGGCCTGGCCCTGTCTGCTTTCAATGTAGGCCATTATCTGTGCAATTGCTCTGGTATATGGTCTATTATCGATTACACTAACTGCTCCAACAGGAGCCTGTTGAGAGGCAGGGTCGTTTAGGAAAGGCGAGCCAAATATCTTATTATCTTGTTGACTCAAGGCCGCAGCCATTTCAATATTACCATTACTGGCCATTAGTTTTTGTTTGGCATACTGTAAGAAACGCTCACGCTTTTCTGTATCTTCTTCCCACTCATCGGCTTCCGCCAAACGATATGCTGGCAGCATACTTCTAAAATAATGTAATAATTTTTCAGCAACCCGTTCCGGATAGTCTTCGTATTCTTTACCTAAATTGTATTGTAGTCCATGAAATGCCTGTTGTATATAACGACCAGCAGGGTGCGAAATATTATCGCCTGCATCTACAATTTGCAAAATAGTATCTTCGGTGAATCCGGGACTGTTTACTATTTTGGCAACTTTCTGTCGCAATGCATTTGCATCCATACTCGGAGTCATTCTTGATATAAATT